ATCGTCTATTGTATCGCCAAAAACAACGCCTGCGTCAACGTTCTCGTCACTCATTACAAGTCCGAGTTCATGCGATCTATCTATAAGCTCTTGAATAGTTCCGGCTTGACCGTTAAGTATCGGCATTAGTTCAGTTCCGGCGCGCCCGAAAAGCTGTTCAGCAAGCAAAACCTTTTGAGTCCCGTTTTCCATAGCTTCAAGTGAAACAAGGGCTTCCTTCATGACATCATCTTGATTTCTGAGTTTGCCAGTTGCGTCTGTTGCTGATATACCTAATTCAGTAAATACGCTACTACCACCTTTTGCCGCGCTTTCCATTTCTGCGCGGAAAGTTTTCATCCCCATTTGCATAACGCCGATTTCAATTCCCGACTGCTTGAAAGCATAGTTGAGTTCTTGAAACGTTTGACGGCTCATGCCTATTTTCTGAGATAGTTTGTCTATTTCGTCGGTATGCTGAGTAAATTTGAATAGAGCAACCCCCGCCGCACCGATAGCCGCCGCCGCAACCGTAAAAGCTTTATTCATCTGCTGCTCGGCGGACTCTAAAGAATCCTTAAGACTATCAAGCTGTTTATCAAGACCGGACTGATCTATCTTTGTGTCAATGACTATACTGCCGTCTGCCATCTTACCACCTATCAAGCGCGGACTGGATATTGTCGCCAGTGTCGAGCCTATAAATATTTTTAAGTTTCATTATCTGCTTTTTATATTCTGCTGAATCTTCTTTCTTGAGTTTCTTCCCGCGAATGTCGATTACTTGCATTAACTTTGTCTTTTCAGGTATAGCGTCAAATAGCTCGCGGAATACGAACCAGTGCATATTAGTATTTCTTAAATCTATTCCGTATGTTTCCCAAAAAGCCGCGAAAATGCGCCCGTGATCTGCGTTATAATCAAAGACTTTTGCGCCTTCTGATTTCTCGCCTTTTTGCGAATCATAATAAATAAATGTTTCTATTTCTTCCCAAAGATTTTTTACTAACGGGATTTTACCGTTAAAAAATAACTTAATTGTCAGACGTGTCTTTTCTTCTTCATTCAAGTCTTGAGCTTCAAGCACGCGGAAAAATTTAAGCACTGTCTTAAAATCAGTATTAACGATAATGCCGGAATATTCTTCCGGCTTATCTGTTATGACGTTAAACTTAGGCATAAGCCTTGAGCCTCTCGTCCCACTTGTTTCTGATTTCTTCAGTAATGCACTTCGTTAGCTCAATCATGCAGAAAATATTCTGTTCGAACGCTACATAAAGAAAGTCAAACGCGCCATCACCTAGCGTAAAGTCAACATACTGTTTGATGTTTGCTTTTGCTTCGTCAAGGTCTGAACCTGAGAAGTTCTCAAGGTTCTTGACAACGGCGTTTCCCTTATCCATAATTTCGCGGAAAAACTTTTCAGAACCAACGTCTATTTTGTATGACTTGATTTCAGAACCGTCCTCTTTAGAAATTACAAACGGAAAACTTGTTGACTTAAATACAAAACCTGCCATAAACTACTCCTTTTTAATTTATGATTAAGAGTCGATGTCGTCTGCTGCTAATGCTACCTCGTCGTACTTGACAACGTGCTTGTATGGGCTCAATTCATACATACAAAGATACTGACCTGCTGTCGCCGCGATGTTTGCGCCTGAAGTATAAGCGATATAGTTCTCTGCGTAAGACCCGCCGTAAACTGTGCCCTGTGTTTTGGATTTAAGCTTGTAAGCAAGAGAGTTCCCACTTCCGGCTGTAGCTGAAAATGAAGTTGTTCCCGGTACTGTTCCCGGAGCTACTGTAGTCGCAAGGTCTGTTGCTGCTGTTGCCGGTGTTACTGTCGGTTTGCCGTTTACGTCAATACCGAAAGATATTTCTTTCTTGCTTGCCGCGTCTCCACCGCCAAAGTCAATGTCAACTACGGTACAGTTCCCGGTTTTCTGATTACCCTTCATGTCGGTGTATCTGAACTGTGTCTTTCTGTTGTCTCCAAGTTCGTGCTCAATCGAAGCTATCCAGTCCTGAGCCGCGTCACCGTGGACTCTATGACCAGAGAATGCAAGAGTAAACTGTGCGCCGATGATTTCAGACTCTGCGTATCCATCGCCGTCGAGATAATTTGTCTGGTCTTTAGACTCGTTATTTGACGGATCTGCGCTTGTGATACCCGCCCCTATTCTTGACCAAGTTGCTGTTCCTGATTCAGGGGTTGTATTGATTTCATACAAACTCTGATAATTCAGTTCAAAAATTTTTGGCATTCTTATGCCTCCTTGTTAATGTATTCTAGTTTAAAACTCGCCGTCCATACGTGCTCGGATGCTGTAGTTTTTTCTACATACACCGGCACGGTTAACGCTTCGCAACTCGCTATCATTAAAGCGTCTGTTATATCAAAATTCTGTAAATCCAGAACGTTAATAATCGTATCTAATTGGTTTCTTGCAGTTTGCTGATTTTTGCTTTTTGCATAATACGCAAAATTTATAGTGCCGACTCTTGTACCGTCGAAATATCTTGTTTCAATCGGCGAAGGATCAGTACGAACCATGATTTCCTCACTAACACCGCTCCATGCGTTCTGAACTACCGGCGCATAAGGCGAAGTCCGTGTCTTTAGCCATGCGTTTACTTCACTTATTATATTCAGCATTTGCCAGTTCTACCCATTCCTTTTTTTTAAGTGCCTTTGCTACTTCAAACCATTTTTGTCTTGCATTCGGATTGTAAGTTAAGGTTTTCAACGGCGCGTCATAATACTGCTTTCTTGCATATTTGATTTTCCACTCAATCACGCCCGTTCCGATCTTTGTGGCATCTGAAGAGTCGCGCAAGTCCCCAGTGATAAACGGCACATAATAGTTTGAGTCTTTCAGCACTTGCGCATCAAGAGCCCGTTGCGCTTTCTCAAAGTTTCCGGACATTCTTGCTTTACATTTTCCTGTGTCAAATATCACGCTCATTTTAATGCGACCTCATAATGATGAGGCGAAAAGTCTTTGACTTCTCTTATTTCGTATGATTGCCCTTTGTGTGTTATCTTATCGTATTTGCTGAACGTCTGTCCTTTCGGCGATGAATTAACACAATCAAAGTATAAAGTTAAAACATCATCTTTCATCTCGCCGAGAGACTTTAACGCTGAAGCCTTAACCGGTTCGCATCTTATCGCGCTTAACGGCGCGGACGCTGTTATAGTATCGTTTCCGTACTCGTCTTTAGTGACGCTGTAATGTGTGCCGGAATGGATTAGTATTATCTTTGGGATTTGCCGCATATGATGATAGCTCCCGCATAGAATGATGTCATGTATAGATATTTGAGTGCATTATCGCAAACGTATGAATTTTGATTTTTCTTTCCGCCGCCCGAAATAGAGAAAGCACCAAGAGAAATATTCTGAAAGTCTTGGCCGTCTTCACCGTGTACAGCATAAGACTCCGCCTGTGCGCAGTTTGCCATCTTGACAAAGTTTTGATCTGTCGCGTCGAGTTCTGAAAAAGTAAAATTATAATTGCATATTAAATCAATATCGTTTGACGCTTTAGTCAATAGTCGTGTCAATTCGGTGTCGTCACTTACGGCTGCACCTGCGTATGTATTCCGGTAAAATGTATTATCTGCGTATCGCATTATATAGCCTCATAAAATACAACGCCCGTATCGTCATTACCAAGTTTGAGCACGCCCGCGTCATTAGCGGACATACTCATTCTCGGTTCTAATTCAAATAGTCGATTAAACGAAGCCGATTCCATCAAGCCATAAGTACGGACATAATCCTCAGTTAAGAAGTCACCTTCTTTCAGTCTGTCAAGAATCGGCTTTGCCATTATGCTGAAGCCTTAATAGATTTGAATCTAACAGCTCTGCCGTTTTCGTCTAGCTCAACGAGCGCGCCATAGTATCCGGATGAGACAACGTCGGCAACCGCAGAAGCCGAATCAATTTCGACATATCCGGTAGTGTCAAATACTGCATAAGCCGCTGGAGCAGTAAAGTCTGTTGCCTTTCCGCCGTCGTAGTAATAGAACTTATGTCCAGTGTCTCTGCTTGCGTAAGTCGCGATGGTGTAAGTCACGTTAGTTGCGCTCGCTGTCAATAGTTCAGCTGCTGAGAAACCTGCTATTGTAGCGGTTTTCAATGAGATAAAAATCCCGTTGTGCTTGTTCTCATACACCCAAAGATCATGATACATTCTTGCCTGTATGAGTTCGCCGTCGGCAGCCTGATTAACGTCTGCGCCGAATACTTTAAGCTTGTTATGCTTAGTGAATGCAACGCCAGCAGATTTAGCCATGACGATCCAGTTCATACCCATAGCCCACGGTTTCGCGCTGTAGCCGTTAGTCGCGCTGAATGCGTATTCTGTTTTCATTCGTGCTGAAGGTACAGGAACGAGCTGGACACCGTCAACGTCATAAATCTTAGTAGTTATTCCGTTCGCGCCGGTTACATTCTGTACTCCAAGCTGTTTGGAAAGCTGAGACGACTGTGTGAGGTACTTAAACGCTTCACCGGAGATAAAACAGATTAGCGGCTCCTGTTCGCCTATGACATCCTGAATGTCAGCGATATTTCCCTGAAGTTTTCCAAGTACTGTTGACGCATCAAGTGTGTAATACTCAAAACGCGCTGTTGAATCGTTGACGATAGCCTGAAAGATTTTAGAGTAGCGGTATGAGTCTACTTCGGGAATTGACTGAGTTCTGGTAAATTCAGATATGAGATTTGTCGCAGAAAGTGTCTGCATAGTCTCGTCCTGATCCATTACGTCAACGGTGAATTTAACACCCCTGTCCATGCTGATAGTATGAGCTTCCCATGCAAGAGTAGCCGATCCGTCAGGATAACCTGAAGACCTTGAATAATCCCCGAATCCTGAAGTCGAGAGTTTTGCGATCTCAACAGTTCCACCGCCTGAATATCTGACGCGATTTTCGTCCGCTGTCAATGGCGCGGAAGTGAGACCTGCCGCGAGTACACCGTCAAGAATCTCGGTATACAAAACGGCTTTAGTTACTGTGTTCGCCATTTGTTTTTGTCCTTCGACAGGCATAAAAAAAGAGCCTGTCCTTAATCTTAGTTTTTGGTTATTACCTTGATTTAAAGGTCAAGCCCTTTTTACTTCGGATTAGCTCCCGAACGAGCGGAAATGATAGCGAGTTTTAGTCAATATACTATAATACTAAACATTTGTCAAGTATTTTATTTTAATCCGGCTACAGCTCGCATTTTCTTTCTTAGTTCGTCTTCCTGATTCGGCGTTGTGTTAGAAGTCTGTCCGCCAAAGTCCGCGCCGCCTTGTTTCGCTATAAACTCAGGGAATTCCGCAAGAACCTTTCCGATCTTATCGGCTATGCTGTCACCTTCATAGTCTCCGGACATCGCAAGTTTTACGACTTTAGCCGCTTTATCTGCCGGAACGCCTTTAGCAATAGCCTCAACTTTTGCCTCTGCGGCATCGGCTTTATCTGTAGCGGCCTTATGCAATGCTTCAAGCTCTGCAATCCTTGCGGCTGTCTTTTCTGCGTCTGACATTTGCGACTGCTTAAGCTTAACGAGTTCAGCGATTTCTTCCGGAGATTTAAGCCCGTATGCCTCAAGCGTCTTTTTGAGTTCTTTTCCGCTGTTTTTAGCTATAAGGTCGTTAAGCTGTTTATCGGTGTATTTCGGCTGTTCTGGCTGTACCTGTTCTACTGGTGCCTGTACTGTCTGTTCTGTCTGCGTCTGTTCTTCGCTCATATTTTACCCCTTATGATTTTAATCGCAAACTTTAACCGCTTTGCAAACGGCATTCTAATTGTCTCAGCCAAAAAGCCGAAAACAACCTCTTTGATTACTGCTGTCGGGATTTCTCTTTTGCGTGCTCCTTTTCTTTTCATTGATACTCCTTAAAATATTTGTTCGCGTGCGTATTCTCTTGTCAGATTATTGTCATTAACAAGTGTACGCATTTGGGATTGATACTCTTTAACCTTTTCGGGATTTTCTTCCCTTTTCGCCTGTCGTATATTTCTTTCAAGTTTGCGCTGTTGCTGTGATAATTCATATGCCTTATCATTTTCTCTTTTAGGGTAAGGATTATATGTCTTTTCTGTACCCGGCTGATACGGATAAAATGTATGTCTGCAATTACATCCGAAAAGCCCCGCCGGGTCTCCGTATGAAGTGTCTTGATACAATAGCGGATAGCCTTTTGTCTTGCCGTGCAGGCTGTAAACTTTCCCCTGATACGGTTCACATAAAGGACGCGCACCTAAATGACTCGATACTTCCACAAGGTCTATATCTAATTCGGAGCATCTTTCATCTGCTGTCTGAGTCGATACTTGACGGACATTAGACCTGACAACAACTTGCGCGTATGCTTCAGACGACCAGTGACGACCGGCTTTGTCTACCAATGCGGGTAGTCCTTTTGCTCGCCATTCCGCGCTTGCTTTTGCAATTGCTTCCCGTGATGTCGTAACGCCCGACAATCTTTCCGCAGTAGCCTTGTATATTGTATCAATGTATAATCTTTCAGACTGCTTGATCAATGTCATCCCGAGATTGTTCATTTGGTTCATGGTCTGATTTTCCCACGTTCCGATCACTTCTCTTAATCTCGGACTTGCGCTTACAGGCAAAGCGTCCCTGAGTTTATCTTCTGATGCTAACCAGTCAATTTTATTTGCGGCTGAATAACCAGCCGCTTTTATTTCGGTCTTTGCCTGTTCAATAATCTTAGGTAGTTCGCGCTCTGTGATCTTGCGATTCCGTGCTTTAAGCAGACCTAGCTCTGTCAGTCGTTCCGCTTGCCATATCGCAGAGTCAACCGAGCCACGCTCTAAGAGACGTATCATATTATGTATGATTTCCGTCTCCATTTCAAACAGCATCGCGGCGGCTGTCATATACCGACAAAACCTGTATCAATAGTTTGATTTTGTTCTTTTATCTTTAGAGCTTCTTCTTCAGCTTCTTCTTCTGTCATCCCGTCAAGCTCTTCAAGTACTGTCTTTAGTGTTGCTGTACCTTGGGAGTATCTCAGCAACCAGTAATTAGTCTTGCTGTTTCTATCCTCAATCACGGCGTCGTTAAAGACCATAGTATATTCTTCAGTACTTGTATTTATTCCGTAAAGACCTCCGATCTCCCTGATGGTCTCTAGCAAGTCAAGAACACCGCATTTTATCTGATTCTCATAAGACTGCTTGAGTTTGAATGTCTTTGAGTTTTCGCTTATAACTTCAGTCGCGGTTTTCATGGAAACACCGTCAAACGAAAAAGTTCCTGCGCTGAATCCTGTCTGTGTTGCAAGCACGTCAAGTAATGTCTGGACTGCAAGCCTTAGTTCGTTTATTCTTAATTCTACTGTGTTGTCTGTGATCTTGATATTCTGCGCATCTTCAGAATTGAACGCCTGAAATATTTCATCTGATGGGTCAAAGTACCGCACGCGCTTTCCGGTCTCAGTGTCTACAAATAGACGTGTTGCGCTTGCCGGAACTATAATGCGCTTACGACCTAGAACGATCTCTTGACTTAAAGCATCAAAGGCTATGTCAAGCGCTTCAAGCGTATCAATTGCATTAGCGTATAGAGATATTCCAAGCGGTGAATACATCGAGAAATTGTTTGCTTCAGGGTTTGAGATATAAGCGAATAATGGTCTTGATACTGCGATGTCAACCGATTCAGTTTCAAGAGCCTTGTCACGTTTCAGTGTTCCGTCTGCATTGTCTTGCCATATCTCAGTAGCGATATTATACCCAGTTTCGGTCTTGCGGTGCTTTTCGATCTTTAGGTATGACTTACCGTCTACAATTTCACGGCTGATAAAGTCAGCTTCTAATATGCGCTTATTATCCCAGCTTACCGGGATAAACATATTAGCCGGTACATAGTCTAGTTTGAGCTTTGAGTCTTTGCTGTAAAGCTTTAAAGCATAACCGCCGCCAGCCGCGCCGTACTCAGTAAACTGAGGCATTTTATTTTCAAAGTTATTGTCTTTTAAAAACTGCTTTATATCGTTGTCTGTGTTTATTTCCGGCATTTCAGACCATACAAGACGCGACAACTCAGAGATTATCAGCTTTGCAGCATTAAGGCTCTTGCGCTTGCGTTCTACTTTGCGCCCTGTAAGGGTAGGATATGAGTACTTAATCCAGTCCGCTTTGCCGTGGTAAATGTCAAGCCACTTATTTATAAGCTCATCCGACATTACTATCTCTTGCGGTAGTTTCCGACCTGTAATAAAATTCCAGATTGATTGAAGTATCATACAAAATCCCCCATGTATTTCTCAAATGCGTATTCCATAGCGTCAAGTGAGTCTATGTTAGTAGTTCCGTCATCAAGGCGTTTCTCTTCTTTGCTATTGCTGTCATAAACTGCGGAACGTACTGCGTCTATAGTCTTAACACAGTTTTTCATAATGTAAAAGCGTTTATTCGCAAATGCCATATCTAAAAAGCGTATGCGGTCAATAACCGGATTTTTGATTGAGTTATGGACATTCATTATTCCAGAGTCACGCATTGACTTTAGTATCAACTGCTCCGCGTTGTCAGTATAACAGTCGAAACAATTATATTTAGTCTTGACATTAGACGCGAACGTCCGCCATTTACTTAATATTGTTTCTGTGTTCTTATTCTCAATGTCGTATATTTCGTCAATTAGAACAGCGTGCATCTTCTTATCTTTGATATAAAAACCTACAAGCGCAAAGGCTGTTGCTGATTTATTCCCGCCGATGTCAGAACCAAGAACCGAGAAAAGGATTCTTTCTTCCGGGAGCTTGTCTATAATATTAGCTTCTGCAAATGACGGATAACAAGCACCTTCAGCGGCAACACGTAGACCAAGGACATAACGCTGATAAAAAACGCCTGTGTATTGAGCACGTATTTCGTTTAGTCTTTCGGGTGTGATAGCTGGGTTATCTTCCATCGTAAAGTGGAAGTAATTATATCCCGGGATCTGTGCGTCTCGGTATTTATCAATATAATCAGTGTAAATATAATGTCCGGGGCGGTCAGGATTCAGCGTCCATATATTCTGTCTATCTGTAGACGCAAAAGAACGAGCTAATGCCGTCTCAATAAAGTCTTTGTCATGCAGATTGATCTCGTCTGCATACCAACCGCCGATTGTAAGACCGCGAATCTTTTTGAATGACGCTTTATTGTCAGCTCCGCAGTAGTATATCCGCTTATCTTTTATTTGTAAGTACTTCGAGCCGTCGGTGTCGGTTCTTGGTTTTGCCTTGTTGCCTGAAATAGCGATAAACCCAAAGTCGCCATA